GGACCTGCTAAGAACCATCTGTTCTCTTCAGGAACATCAGCCGCATTAAGCAGTCTGTTGTGTTTTGAAATTGTGTCGACTGGGTCAATCTCACTTGAACCGAAACCAACATCTTGGTCTTGACCTGAGCCTGAATCAGCACCTAACACATGGTCTGGTGATGAAGAGCTTGGTCCTGCTACCATAGCTGCAATTACGTTTTGGTCGTAGGCGTTCTTTAGTGCATAAGCACCAGAAGAAGTAGCAACACTTTCAAAATTGACGTGTGAGTGTCTTTCCTCAATGTCATCAACTTTAAATGAAAATGCGTTTGCTTGGTCTACGACAAGTTGGATTTGGTCATCAACGATATCTTGTGTGTCAACGACTGCTCCTCTTGAGTACGCACTTACAGAAATAGTAGGTTCTTTGATGATGTTTACGGT